GGCTGATGAACAGCAGCATTTGTTCATTCCGTTGCTACGATACGGCGCAAGGCCCGAATAGCGAAATCTTTTTAAACTTCCTTGACTACAATACTTGGCGAGACACTTACCAATATGGATCGTTGCGGACTTCTTACGCGCGCCCGTTGATGGTAACTGTCACGCCTGATATGTCTGTTGGCCTTGGCCAGATTCCAGACACGAATGGCTATACGATAGTAGGCGATTACTTTAAGCAGCCTACAGAGTTAGCGCTTGACACTGATATTCCTGGCATCCCTACACGCTTCCAAATGGCTATCGTCTATCTTGCTATGCGCTACTATGGCGAGTATGAGCAAGATGATTACGTGCGTCAGACAGCAGACATGCAATACAACAAACTGTATCAGCGCATGAACATCGCGCAGTTGCCAGAAGTGGTGGGCGGGGGCGCACTTGCCTAGTCCTAAAATCCAAACGGAATACTTTGCATTTGAAGGCGGCCTTAACCAAGTATCGCCTGCTTTGCTTATCCCGCCAGGGATGATTATTGACGGCACAAACTTTGAGCCATCGATATATGGCGGCTATTCACGTATGAAGGGCCGTGAAAGGTTTGATGGTCGAGCATCGCCAAGTCAGGCAAATTATTATGTGATGACAGGTACGTTTGCTGCTTCGGTTGCTGTTGGCAACACAGTGACAGGCGTAACGAGTGGAGCAACTGCGGTCGTCATTCAAGTTACGGCCAGCACAGAGCTTATCGTCACACAAATGACCGGAACATTCGGCATTGAATCTGTGACAGTTGGAGGCCTTCCAGTCGGTTCCGTTCTAACTACTGGCATGAATGCAGCGGCAACGCCATTGCAGCATGCCACGTATAAATCGCTTGCCGCAAATAATTACCGTGCGCTTATCACTGCTGTTCCAGGTAGCGGCCCGGTCCGTGGGGTGAAGTATTACAACGGGTCGGTATATGCGTTCCGAAACAATGCTGGCGGCACAGCATGCGCCATGTATCGCTCATCTTCTGCTGGATGGATTCTTGTTTCGTCTGGCCGAGAGATTCAATTTACTAATGCTGTAGGTGAAATCTTTGAGGGTGACACGGTAACTGGCGGGACATCAGGTGCGACTGCTATTGTTCGCCGCGCTCTGCTGCGCAGTGGGACATGGATTGCTGCTGGTGTAGGTACGCTTGTGTTTGATAGTGTCGTTGGCACCTTTCAAAGTGGCGAAGCATTGAAAGTTGCAACGGTAACTAAAGCCACATCAAGCACTGTCGATACAGTTATTTCCTTACTGCCAGGTGGCCGCTTCCAGTTCGACAACAACAATTTCAGCGGAACCAAATCTAGCTATCGCATGTATGGATGCGATGGCGTGAACTTCGCTTTTGAATTTGATGGAACTCGCCTAGTCCCTATTCGTACCGGGATCACGCCTGATGCGCCGAAGTATCTTGCGGTATGGCAGAACATGCTTGTTGTCTCCGTGGCCTCATCGGTTCAGGTATCGAGCATTGGCAACCCATACCAATGGACAGCCATTACAGGGGCCGCAGAACTGGCGCTAGGCGACGATTGCACTGGATTGCTACCGCAGCTAGGTAATGCTGATAACGGCGCTCTGGCGATCTTCACGCAGCGTAAGACATTCGTCTTGTATGGCACTAGCTCGGCTGATTTTAATCTTGTATTACAGTCGCCAGATGCCGGCGCACAACCATATACTGCACAAAATATTTCATTTGCTTACTATCTTGATACGAAGGGCGTTGTTCAGATCAATTCAACGCAGGCGTTCGGGAACTTTGAGTCATCTACTCTAACGCGCGTGGTTCAGCCATTCATTGATTCTAAGCGCGGCATGGCAAAAGCATCCTGTATCGTTCGCGGGAAAAATCAGTATCGAATTTTCTTTTCTGATGGCACTGGCATAATTTTATACATTGTTCAGCAGGCTACGGGGGCGGGAACTGAAACAGGATCAGCGGCAGCAATTATGACGTTTGATTATGGCCCTAGCAGCTTTGTAAATGATGTTGACTCTACTGTTGATGTGAACGGCATTGAGCGATTATTTGCTGCTAGCTCCGATGGGTTTGTTTATGAGCTTGATGCTGGAACTAGCTTTGACGGGGGGAATATTTTCTCCTACCTTCTTATGTCATTCAACAACAACAAATCACCTCGTTCAAGAAAGCACTATAAACGTGTAATTTTGCAGGCCCAATGCTCTGGCATCGCACAAGTTAATGTCGGCTATGACCTATCTTATGCTGGATCAGAGTCTGATTTGGGATTCCGCAGTCTTCAAACACTGATTGGCAGCGGTGGGTATTGGGACTCCTTCACATGGGATGCTGCAAACTGGGATAGCCCTGTAGTTCAAGAATATACAATCGATACTCCTGGAAATGGTCGGAACATCGGACTTCTTATTTACGGAGATACTGCAATTGACAGCGAATATACGGTATCCTCTGCAATCATAAATTACATCGTTAATCGTCTGGAACGATAATGGCAAATCCGTATTACACAAACACAGGAATCCCAACTACGCTATCACGCGCAACATCTGCGCCTCCGCGTAATGAGTTCGCATTGATCGCGGCTGGCTTTGATAAGCTTCCTACTCCGCTTGAATTGGCGAGTGGGACAGACAATTATGGCGTTGATACAGGTACGCCAGGCAACATTGTTGTACCTATCAATCCATTGGTGACAAATCACATTGACGGCATGGCCATTGCAATCAAAGTTGCATATGGCGCTCTAGGAGCTACAACTATTCTTGCTGGAGCTTTGCCCATAAAGAATGTAGTCCGCCCCGATGGTTCGCCAATTCTTGGTGGTGATTTCATTGCAAATCAAATCATTGTTGTCTATTACAATTCGACTTTGGGCGCATATCAATTTACGCCAGGAAGTGGCACGGCTTCTGCGCCAATTTCCGCATGGGTTAGTGGCGCAAATTATGCACAAGGCGTAACTGTTTATAGCTTAATAAATGGCCAAGAATATCGAAGAATTGTTGCAGGCGCTGGGACAATTGATCCTTCATTAGACTTTACTAACTGGCTGCCTGTATCAGGGATAACGGTTCCTCAATCTGTTCAAATTCAATACATTTACAATTTGGCATTACGTCAATATGCTTATTCTGGATAAGGTAAAAAATGGCTATTAATCCTAATATCACATGCGCAAATCGTGGTGCATGGACTGCATCGTTTATCGCTGCTAATGCTCTGCGCGCCAAGATTCTAGTGGATCACTCGCCGGGCGGCCTAGTATTGCCTGACAGTTCCTCGTTTCCCGCAAACCAACCCCAAATCACGCGCGGCGGACAGCGCATCATTGGTGGTTCGATTGCGAGTTCGGACGGCACCGCAAAAGACGTGTTGCAGTATATCGGCACGACTTTGACCACGCAAAGTACTGTCGCGACTGGTGCATTAGCGGTTGCAACCACTAGCACAATCACGCGCGCCACCGGAGATTTCCGCCTGGACGATTGGAAGGTTGGCGAAGCGCTAATGATTTTTGGCGCGGGCCCGACGACATTTGGCGGTGTTGGCACGCAGGATTACAGCAATAATGCGGGGACTTTAACCGCGCTTTCATCCTCTGGCGTAATCGCCACAATTACTGCCGTTTCAGCTACTACGCTAACCGTCAATGGTACGCCTTTGACCGTTGAAAGTTTGGCTGGATGCCGCCTGATTCGTGTAGTGCAGGATTTCCGGCAAACGGTTGCGTTTAACTCTGGCAATGCTGCCGCAACAGCATCCGTGAAACTGATTGGTGGCACCAATCAATCTGACGTAAATAATCTGCTGGCAGCGGATCAGGGGATCAGTCTAGGCGCCACGGAGGTCTACATTGTTGCAATGCAGGCTGCGGTTTCCGCGCTGCCGGCGCGCATCGATTTCAACGCCAAATCGGTCCTGTTCTGATATGACCCAGCCTACAGTCATCCGGCGCATTGCCACAATCCCGCGCCTGTCGGAACTAGACGGCGTACCACGCGGCCCATCTGGTGGGCAGCCCGGGAAAGTCTACGTCCTTCAAATCGTGCAATCCGGTTCTGGCGCAGTAGTTATCCCGGCCGGGTATAACTTTTTCCAGACTTCCGCTATCGGCGCTGGAGCTGGCGGAGGATACACCAGTGATATCGCACTGGCAATCGGCGGTCGTGGCGGCGGTGGAGGTGGGCATGCATTTAGCGGACCAATTCCACTCTATGGCGCGAGCATCACGGTTAGCTATTCGGTAGGCGCTGGTGGTGTTGGCGGGGATAGCACAACGAAATTCGGCACGGCAGGCGGTGATACTACGGTTACGTGGCAGGGGCGCGTTTTAGTTGGTGGCGGCGGCCAGGCGATGCAAACCAATCTCGGCACCTCTGGCGGTGCAGGCGGGACTGCGACAGGTGGCCTAGCTAATTTCTCGGGCGGCAACGGTGGCAACGGCACGGTGAGCAGCAATTCAGGCTCGGGAGGCGGCGGTGCTGGCGGTCGCACATCAGCAGGCGGCAACGGCGGTGATGCAGCAGCGGCGGCTATTGGCTCTCCTGGTGCAAATACGGCAGGAGATGGCGGTGGGGGTGGTGCTGGCAATGGCTACGTCTCTACCACATCGTATCCCGCTGCTGGCGGCGGCGGGTATGGGGCTGCCGGTGGCTCGGTAGCTGGTTCTGCGGCAGGGCTGTTGGGCGGTGTTCCAGCAAACTATCGATACGGCGCTCCGGGCGGCTCCATTCTGGCTCCCACTTCGACATTTAGCGGTGCTAATGGCGGCGCCATGGGCGGTGGTGGCGCAGGGCGATCCAGTAACGGTGGTTTGGCGGGTGGCAATGGCGGTAATGGCGGATTCATTCTCGAATATTGGTAAGGATAAAAATGGAACTTCAAAGAGTTGACCTGATAAATGGCATTGCTGTGCCTGATGAGCCGCCTTATTGGGATATGGTTGCTCGCATTCTTCCGCCTGAAACATGGTCTGATCTTACTGATCGCGGATATCCTGGGGTTGGTTATTGGCCTATTGAAAGAATCTCGCCAACATACAACCAAGTTACTCAAAAGCTTGGAAATGAAACAACTACACTTGATTTCGGCAGGAAAGTCGTAATTTTTTCCAGAGAAGTTTTGAATCTGGAAGAAGAAGAATTGCAAGCAAGTTTTATTGCAAAACAAACACAATTTATAAAGCAAGTCGATGTTGATGTTGACTTAATTTATGCGCTTGCAATAGGTAATCGTGGCCCTGAATACGATCAAGCCGCAGCAGATGCCAATGAATTTAAAGATAACGGTTATGTGCCTCCTGTACCTACTAGCGTTAATTCTTGGGCTATAGCAAAGGATTGGACTGCTCAAGATTCGGCAGACGATATCATTGCTGCTGCAAATCGTTTGGGATCAGCTAGAGATGCTATCAGGGCAAATCGTCTTTTGCGCAAAGAGCAGGCAAGAAATGCAACTACTATGTCCGGTCTTTCTTTGATTTCGCAGCAATGGAATGGATTTGTTGCTGTGGTTCGCTCTCAATTGGGAGTGTAATGAAATATTCAGCCTACCGAAGCAGCATCAAAGATGGCGACATAATTGCGCTATCACATTACAAATGGGCAAGTTGGTATGATATACAAGTCCAGGCTGTTCGTGTTTTTACTCAAAGTGAGTATTCGCATGTTGGTATTGCTTGGTGGGCTAATGGTCGTCTGTTTATTATTGAGTCTGTCACTCCGGTTGTCCGCATCGTTCCTGTATCGACGCTGGCGGAAGAAGGTTTTTACCATGTTCCGCTAGGCGTAGAAACGAGTGATGCTGAAATTGATTTTGCTTTATCCAAGGTCGGCATTGCTGAATATTCAAAGATTGAGGCTATTCTTTCCAGGCTGAACAAGATAACGATTGGCGTCAACTCTAGGTGGTCTTGCGCTGAATTTACGATTGCCTGTCGCTCTCTATCTGGCGTTGACCTCGGAAGTTTGGCGACTCCTAGTGCTGTTGTTCGTGCGGCGCAGAATTTAGGATCGCCCGTATATTTCGTATCTAGCGACGGCATGAAGAAATAAAGCTTTATTCGCGGTAAAATATAGGAGTTAGGAAATGCAGTTAGTAGAAAATTGGAAATCTGTTCTAACCAAGGCATGGTCTGTGAAGTTCAATATTGCGGCAACTGTCTTTGGCGCAGCAGAGGTTATTGTGGCGCTTGTCCAACCTGCATCTATTCCTAACGGTGTGTTTGCCGGCATTGCAGCGACGGTATCAATTGCTTCAAGTGTCGCAAGGATTCTGGCTCAAAAGGAATTTACAAATGGAACTCCCAAGCAGGAATAGGATAGCAGTTGCAACAGCTTTGGCTACTGCTATTGCTGTTCCTGCCGAGGGTCTGCGTCAGTGGGCTTATTATGATCCCGTTGGGATTATCACAGTATGCTACGGCCATACTGGAGCCAATGTTGAAAAAGGCCGTTATTACAAAGTTGATGAGTGCGGACATCTACTGTCTGAGGATATGAAGTCGGCAATTGTCGCAGTTGATACTTGCCAACCTGGTTTGCCTGAGAAAGTTCTTGCTGCATTTGCTGATGCCTCGTTCAACTTGGGGGAGCGAATTGCATGTGATACTCGACAATCTACTGCTGCTCGATATCTCAAAGCAAAGGACTACACGGCAGCATGTAACCAGTTACCACGTTGGTCTAAAGGTAGCGTGGCCGGTGTGTTAGTTGACTTGCCAGGACTCGTTAAGCGCCGCGCAAAAGAGCAGGCGCTTTGCCTTGAGTGGGCGCACTCATGACTATCGCCGCAAAACTGCTCGGATGCATTCTTGTTTTAGTGATGGCTGCTGGATTCGGCGCTGTAGTTGAGCATTGGCGCATGAGGGCAGAAGTGTCCGATATCAAAGCAAAGTATTTAAAGGACGTTGCTGACCAATCGCAAGAGGCTATGGCTAAGCTTGTATCAGCTAGTGAGACAGTAAATAAGTCCGCCAAGGAATTCTCAAATGTGAGAAATAGTCTTGGTGTAAAGCTCGATGCGTTGAGCAAGGATATCCGAAATGCGCAAAAGTTACCTGCTGATTGCAAGCCTACTCCTGACAGGGTGCAGTCTCTTCGTGCCGCGATTGCCGCCGCCAATGAAGCCGCCTCTTCTCGATAGTGCATTGGCTGAAATGTGCATGGAAATCAAAGAGCCGATCAAAGACGATTACGATGTTTGGCAGGAGTGGGTTCAAAGCGTAGTGCTAAGAGCCTACGGAGAATGCGCAGCAAAACACGCAAAAACAGTTAAAGCATGGCCTAAATGATGGATAGGAAATAAAAATGGGATTGATTCAATCGGCAACGAACCCAGCGCAGTACGGGCCAAGCAAAAAAGGCATGTCGGCAGAAGAAGTCGCAGCAGCTAACCCGCCTCCCGTTCAAACTGGCAGCCAAACGTCTAACCCTGATATGCCGGCCGGCGTTGCTGCTATGTCCGGTGGTGGCGCAGTAAAGTCCGATATTCCTTCTGGCGGATACTCTACGAATGATGCGAAAGCAGTATTGGCGTCAACCAAAGAATATTACGCGCAACAAGCAGCAGCGCAACGTGCTGCATCGCAGGGCTATTCGTCAACCGATTGGAATGTAGACAGCAATCAGACAGTTGAAGGCCGTCTCGCTGGGCTTACTGATCCAAACAGCGCTATCAATCAACGCGCAGCGGCTCAGGCGCAGCAAGCATCAAACAAGCGAGGGTTGATTAACTCCAGCCTGGCAGCAACAGCCGGTCAAGCGGCAATTCTTGACAAGGCATTGCCAATTGCACAGCAAGACGCATCAACGTTTGCCACTTCTGCTCAAACTAACGCTGGCGCAAAAAATACAGCAAGTCAGTTCACGGCTAATGCTGCAAATGCTGCTGAACTCACGAATGCTCAACTTGGTACGCAAGTTAGTATCAACAATGCACAACTCGGCACTAAAGCAGCAGGAGACAATGCGGCGGCAAGCAATGCGGCGTCTATTAGTAACTCTCAAGTTGGGACTAATGTAAACTTGAATAATGAGGCTGCGAAAAACGCAGCTAGTCAATTCACGGCCAATGCTGGTAATACTGCCGCTATTTCTGACGCTGGCAACAAAACACAACTCGGTGTGGCTGGCATCAATGCCGCTACTCAAAGTGCGATTGCGTCAGAAAACAACAAAACTCAGACGGCAATTGCTGATAAGCAGATTACTGCGAATGCAACATTAGCGCAGATGAATGCGGACCTTCAAACCAATCTGCAAAGGCTTAATGCTAGTTCCGCTATGAACCTGGCGGATCGTAATGCTCTCGTTCAAACTGAACTAGCTAAAATTCAGGCCAATACGTCTCTGACTGTGGCTGACAAGAATGCTGCTAGTGCGCAGATCATTGCCACTGCTGATGCTGCTTCGCGCGAGAAAATTGCCACGCTGAGTAATGATACGCAGAAATTCCTTGGTGACTTGCAGGCAAATACCTCACTGGCTACGAATAAGCTTAGCAATGATAATCAGCTTGCCATTGCGACTTTGGATGCTGGCACTAAGACCAATCTGCAAAATATCGTTTCAAAGAATAGTCAGTTGCTGCAAACGAATACGTCGGCGTCTAATTTGGTATCGCAAGCTTTGGCATCCATTGCAACAATTCAATCTAATGATAAACTTGATGGGACGGCGAAACAATCTGCTGTTGACAACCAACTGAATGTGATTAAAGAAGGTTTGAAAACGATTGGCGATATTTCTGGTGTTGATCTGAGTAAGTACTTTAACCAAGTTCCTACTGCTGCTCCTTCTAATATTCCTGGTGCTGATGCAACGTATCCAGGTATTACATATAACAATGGTGGCTAATGTTTGATTTAGAGAAAATCGGCGAGAAACGACCTGTAAGGGAAAAGGTTAAAGCATTGGAAGATATGCTTTCTAAATTCCCTCAGGCTGATGTGCCTGAACATTTCATCGCTGGCGGCGGCATTGCAGCGAAGACTGTATTTTTCAAAGCTGGTACGTTTGTAGTTGGCGGCATGCATCGCTTTGAGAATATGTCCTATATGCCAAAGGGAGATATCCTCATCATGACTGATGGCGATCCAGTGCGCTACATCGCCTATGACCAGCCATGTATTATGGTTGCTCCTGCCGGCGCTAAACGTGCGGCTTATGTGGTTCAGGATACTTACTGGACATCGTTACAGGCCACTGATTTGACCACGCTTGAAGACGTAGAAAAACATTTCATCGTTCCACCAGAAGAACAAGAAGCATTCTTGCTGGCCCTTGAATCGAAAACAATCATGTTGGAAGAATAATATGGCCTTCGTAGTTTCCGCCGTGACAGCTGTCAGCGCGGCAATAGCAGTAACCACTGTCGCAACTGTCGCCACAGCCATTACATATGTTGGCCTTGCTATGACAGTTGTCGGCACGGTCACGAAGTCGAAAGAACTCGTCAAGATCGGCGGCATTCTTAGCCTTGCTGGTGGTGTTACCTCGCTAGCAAATAGTGCAATTGGCGCGCTTGGCTCATCCGCTGCTGCTGGCGCGGCCGGAACTGCAAGCGAACTTGGCGCAGAGTCTCTATGGGCTGATGCTGCAAGCCAAGCTACGGCTGACGCAAGTGCTAATGCAGCCCTGGAAGCTGGTCAGGCGGTTACGGCTGATAGTTTCTCTGGTGCGGCTAGTTCTGCTGCTGACAAGATCGTGGGCGGCGCGGGCGGCTCTTTGGCTGGCGTTGGTGATTCGGCTTTAGGTGAGGCCGCGAAGTCAACGCTTGAGAGTGGGGCAACAGGATTCGCGCCGCCTACTCCAGTTTCTCCGACGACAGCGGCAGAAGCGGTTAAACCATCTGGCCTAGTTAATCAGTCGCTAGACTCTAAGCTTGGCTCTACCGATTGGCTTAGCGATATCCCTAAACCGAAGCCTGGCTTATTGTCCGATCCTGTCGAATGGTTCAAAGCACTGACGCCAGAACAGCAGACGAAGGTAGGTACTTCGCTACTGCAAACTGGTGGACAAGCACTCGGCGGACTATTCCAAGGCTGGACTGCTGACCAGAAACTTGCGCTTGAGCGTGAGGCGCAGAATCTGTCGAAGCAAAAATATGACGACAGCGTGAAAAACGCAAACGCAATGCCAGTAATTGCCTTTAAGCCTGTAGGCTCGGGCTTGGTAAATAACGCAATGAAAGGCGGTTAATATGGCCGGTCTAGTATCCAGCGCAATGCAACCAGCAGCGGCTCCTATGGCTGCTCCTGCTAATGCCGCCGCTCCTACGCAATCTGCGCCTGGTGGCGCGGCTCCTGCTATGCCTCAAGGTGTAGAACAACAGGGCAGTAAGCTTGCCAATCCTGCGCTCAATCAGATTGAGACAGGCGTAGAGGCTAAGATTGCGCAAAAAGATTTGCAAATGTACCAAAGCATTGTAGTTGCCTGCATGGATTTGGCCTATGGTCAAAAGACGCACCAACTCATGCTAAAAGGTCTGCAATCGAGTCCTGACATTTACAAGAATGTTTCACTAGTATGCGCCGGCATGATCGGCATGGTGTTTGAACAGGTAAAACCTGATGTAAATGCGTTCCTTCCTGCTGCTGTCCCTGCGTCCGTCAACCTGATGTGCCAATTGCTGGAGTTCGCAGAAAAGGCCGGCATGATTCAACTTGATGATGACGGCATTGCCAAATGCACCGATGCAACTGTGCAAGCGGTATTGCGCAAGTTCGGCGTTGATGGCGGCGACATTAAACAGGCCGTAGAGACGCGCGAAGCTGGCGGCGGCGCGCAAGGTGCAGCACAGCCATCCGCGCAGCCTCTGGCTGCTTCTGGCGCTCCACAACAACCAATGCAGGGGGCGTGATGGGATTCGGTGGACTGATTACGGCTGCACTGTCTGGCGCGGGGAAAGGAATTGCCCAATCTGCGGAGGATTATCAGAAGCAAGCCGACGTTGAAGCGAATGCGGCGCGTAGCAAAGCGACGGAATTAGACTTGGCTAAAGCGCGTGCTGATTTGCAAGTTGAGGCGGCTCGGCGCATTGAAGAAGCCCAGCTAGCGATGAAGAACAAGCCGAATGTCACAGCCGGCAACTACATCAAAGAAGCTCTTGCCGCTGGCGTGCCTGTTGAGGCGGCGCCCGTTACACAATTGTCTGGCGCCGATCCTAATTCTGCTTATGTTGACCCAAGCGGGGCGCCGACAACTGGATTGACTGGCGACTATGCCTCACTCAAAGAACGGTTGAGTCGCATTCCTGATCCTGAATTGCGCAAGACGGCATTGGATCAACTTGACCGTCAATTAGCTGCTGATACCGCTGCCGCTGCACAAGCAGTTCAGGGCAAGACTAGGCCAGCTACGCGAGAAGATGCAATCGCTGCGGCTGCCGAAAGGGCATTGGCGGCGGGCGATGTTGCTGCATATAACGCGGCCAAAGCATTGCAGGGCGAGAAGTACATTAAAGTGGACGAAAACCAAACATTACTAGATAAGAGTGGTAAAGTTGTCTATAGCAACAAGGGAAAGGATGATCGCGCACTAGAGCTAGAAGATCGCAAAGACGCTCGGCAAGAGCGAATGCTTGCTGCTCAAGAGCGTATTGCAGGACTACGTATTGATGCGGGGGAGGCGCGTGCGGATAGCCGTGCAGAAGCCGCAGATCGGCGTTTGAACAATAAGCCGTTGACTCAGCAAGTTATCAAAACGATTCAAGAAGCACGCGAGAATGCCGTTACTCTAGATCGCCTGAACAAAGACTTCAAGCCAGATTTTGCCAGCAAGGGCATTCTTGGCATGGGTGCCGATATGTCCATGGGAGCGAAAGCCGTTCTTGGCACTGATAAAGAAGCGGTTGACTGGTGGAAGAACTACCGTAAGCAAGCCGAGTTGGTTGAACGGCATGCCATGTTTGGTGCATCATTAACTCCTGGCGAGCAGGCGTCTTGGCGGTCTGCTGACGTTGGCCCTGCACTGGATAAAGACGTTATCAAAAAGAACCTTGCTACACGTGCAGAACTTACCAAGAAAATGCTTGAGAACACGGCGCAAGATTACATTGACGCAGGCTATAACCCGCAACGCATTGGGCTTATTGCTAATCGTGCAATTGATCAACTTGGCGGTGAAAAGCCTAAAACGCCTGATAATAAAGCCCCTGGTTTAGCATCAAGTGTGCCGGCTGGTGCAGTTAGTTATTTGCGTCAAAACCCAGCTTTGCGCGCTCAGTTTGATGCCAAGTATGGTGCAGGCGCAGCAAAAGAAGCATTGGGCGAATAATGGCTAATCCATTTGATCAGTTTGATTCTAAGCAGAGTTCTACTAACCCTTTTGACCAATTCGATGTGAAACGGTCAGTAAGTGGCGCTGGAGCAATTCCAAATGAGTTTGCGTCTCGTCAGCCTGCTGCCGTTCCTGTAGCCGCCAAGCCAGAGCCTAGCTTCCGCGAGAAGATCGTAGGCGGGCTGGAGTCCGCTGCATCGCTGGCTAGTGGCGCGACGACTGGCGCGCTAGGCTTTATCGGCGGCACCTTTGGCGTTCTAGCCGGCTCAATTGCTAATGGTGACTTTGGCACAGCA